GAGAGAACTCGCAACTTAATTAAGTTCTCGTTAGCCTTTCCTTGCGTCACCCTAGAAGCAACAGACTTGCCTAAGTTTTTTACTTTATCTACAAAACTAGGAGTCTCTACTGGTTTACTTTCTTCAGTATCTTTTAGTTTTTCTATAGATGAAAATGGCACTCCGGCATCCGGTCCAGTCGGAGAAAGTCCCTGAGATATACGTTCTTTCATTTCATCATGACTAACAAATCTTTCAACGCGATCAGGAGGCAATAGTTTTTTTCTATGTCTGGGTTCAGTAAGTTGAGGAATTTGAGGAAACGTAGGTCTATTACTAGAGGGTTCCATTCGTTTTTTCTGAACCTTTTTTAAGTTAGCAGAAGCTCTAGCCGAATCTGGGTTAGAACTTTGATTTTTGCCGCAATTACATCCCATATCACCATTCCTCCTCAAATTCAGAGTCCCATTTATCTTCAATATCATCTTCTGTAAGATTTCTCAGATCTTTAAGGGACTGTTTTTGATTGTGTCGTTTGCTTTTCTTTTGACTCTTTTTAATTGATCGTGAACTTATGTCACGGGTATCGTCGTAATCTTCGTAGTAGTATTGTTTTTTCATCTCAGAATTCCTGTATATCTCCCATGAGATTTTTTAGTTTGTGTTCGATAAAGTAATTAAATACCTTAGACTTTGAACCGACAATAGGTGTTTCCCATTCCTGCACTACCAGATTTACTATATCATCTGGAATTTTATCTAGGTTGATGAGCATATCATTCCTATTCCAATTTTCAGTGCAAGCAACGGGGTCAAGATTTTCCATTAAGGAATTGATTTTCTTTTCGCCGCATGGCTTTTGTCGTTTATCTTCACACACAAACACATCGTCTTCAGATAAAACATTTGGAATACCATCACTGGCATCCCCTTTGATAATGTGATAAATTAAAAACTTCTCGGGGTCATCACATTCGATCATGTTCTTTTGAACGGGCGAATACTGTTGAACATTCGGAAACTTCTGCAACTGCTTGAAGTCCTTATCTCCAGACACAATCATGATGGGTTCCTGTTCATGAAACTTTCGAGTCAGAACGGCGATAATATCATCAGCTTCTGTTCTAGGAACTCTCATGTTTTTGTAGGGGAAAGTATCTCGAATTTCATTCCGAACCTTGGTCAATGTATCATACACAGAAGACCAATCAACATCAGATTTATTCTGATTCTTCTTCCTGTTTGCCTTGTAAAGAGGAAAGTGATCCTTACGCCAACAGTTACTAGAATCTTCGCAGATTACTAGTTCGCCGAACTTGGGGGAAAACTTATTCTTAAAATTTCGATAGGCATTGAGAGTCATGTGTCGAACAAGAGACTCGTCAATTCCATTTACACTGCCCTTTGTCTGGGCAAAGATACTAGAAAGTATCACTTGACTGTTATCAATTAAAATCATTTGAACGCCTGTAGAATCACAACATTACTATTTAGTCGTGGACTTGGAACAGATTCCTTATTTTTAAGATTTTTATATGCGTTGTTGATGGCTCTAATTCCACTAGAACTAGCAACCTTTACGATGGACTTATCCTTACCCACTCTCCTACACACCGACTTCTCGTTGTCCACCCCTACAATGGTAGTACCCTTAACCGAGAGTCCGTCAACCATTCTAGTCTTTTCGTAGATAGAGAACTGATCGGTCTTGGTGTTGTAGGTAATAACTTTAGTTGCACCGATGATCTGCTTTGGATCGATCGACTTCACTTTACCATCTTCGGTTTGAATCATATACTTAACATTCTTAACAAGACTGGCCTTCGTCTGCAACTTCTTACGTCGAGGCTTACGAGTCTTCTTAAGAACAGTAGAATACTCTTCACAAGTAGTAACGATGTTCTTCACAAAGTCTCGATACTTTTTCAACTGTGGACGAGAAAGAAAATTCCACCCCTCCATCAGTTGTTTATCTTCCTTGTTGTAAACCATATTCAGTTCTTCGAGAAGAGATGTAAATTCAACAGAGATCATTCCTGATTGGATCGACTTGACCTCATTGTCTTTCAACCACTTGACAACATCCATCTGAGGCTTCTTCTTCTCAAGAATCTCATCAAGAGTTTTGTCGAGAATAATATTAATGTCACCGGAGTATTCGATTACCTGTTCCTTCATTCTATCCTGAATAGAAATTTTAGGTTTCTCGGCAACTTCAGTATTAACTTTCTTTGACCTACCACCCAGTGTGATCATTTCTTCAACATGAGTCTTGGTCTTTTCTACGAGAATTTCTGGAAGAGGAACTTTATTACTCAACATTCTACAATTATGACCAAACAGAAAACGTCGATAGTCAACACGATTGACTTTCTTGATGTCTTCTGCATCATAATTATTTTCTTTCATCCATTCCATACACCACTTCTTGTAGTGTTTAAGGTTTGACATTGCATTGTACCAAGCATAAGACCGCAGGAGAAATGTATCAATGTCGATTTCATCTGTCTGGTCCCAACTCGGTTCATCACCGTAGTGAATCTTCTCAATGGTTGCGCCTCGTTTAATTTTTCTTTTGGTTTTCATTTCAGATCCACTCAGAGTAAACTTCTTCTCGGATTCCTTCTTGTAGGGGAAACTTATAAAATATCTTCTTCAAACGAATTTCATCTTTCAGAAGAGAGTTCTTTCTCTCAGCTTGAGTTAAATCGGTAACTTTCATATCATCAGTATACCTTACTTCTTCATGAATGGCAAGTGTGTAATGAGAATCATTTTCCCAAGAGATGAATTCCTCGTAAGGAAAGTTTATTCTCTCACCAATTTCCTTCCATGGCAAGTCCATAACATCAGAAAATTTATAAAATCTTATTTCTCTGTATTCTAATTTATCTTTTGGTTTGTGTTTAACGTAACCCTCAACGGCAATAACTTTGGCATTTTCGGAGGTGTGCAATTTCTGCCAACAGAATTCTATACCCCGTTGAGACTTCTCACTAATAAAAGATCTGGCTTTAGATGTGTTTAACTGAACAACAGTTCTAGCCTGATTGTCTTCTGCACAGAGAAGATAATCAAACCCATCTTCGTGATTCTCCACGAAGAGATAGGGAAAGTCAGGAGCATTTCGATGGACGTTGAATATCATCTTACCATCTTGGTAAACAGTACCAATGGTATAAATGTATTTCGTTTTCTTATTTCTAAATCTAAATTCTACTGGAGTCACTACCACAGTATATTTACCCGATGGGGATTCATACTTTTTAACCCTGTTTGACAAGGGTTTGGCAATTTTAAAATGATCCATAATTTTCTTTCGGTGCTGAGAATACCAATCTTCCCGAACATTGTTTATGGTCATCGGATTCCTCTTTTAAGTTCGAATGATTCGACTGAAGTTATTCTTCTTCTCAAAGGTGATCGTGTGTTCAAACTTGTCGGACAGTTGATCGGTTCTGTGAGATATAATGAATACATTTACTTTCTTACCCAAATTATATAGCAGTTTCATAAACTCATCTGTGCCCATACTGTCCAAAGATGAATCAAAAACTTCATCTAAAATAAGAAGGTTAGTATTTGCACTGTTCTTTAGTCTTGCAACTTCTCTCCAAGATAGGAGCAAAGCCAAATCGATTCTCATCTTTTCACCTTCACTAAAACTCATGTAACTGAATTCGTCTCGGTGTCTAGATTTAATTGTCTCGTTGAAGTTTTCATCTAAATGAAACTGTGCGAAGAAGTCCATCGATCCAAGATACTTATTGATCAACCTATTCATAATAGGCAAATAATACTTGATGATCTTTGACTTAATTCCACTGTCCTTCAAGAGCCCAGATACAATTCCATAGTCGTGCATCTGAGAGGTATTCGATTCGTGAACAGAATCCAGATCAGCCAGTTCCTTTACTAATTCTTTGAGTCTTTCTTTTTCCTGCGTGTCGTCAGTGTCCTTAGACTTTATACTACTGATTCTTTTGTTAGCGTTGTCAATACGATCCTTCTTGATAGAAAGTTCTGTATTCAGTTCGGAAAGTTCTTTTTCTTTCTTTGCAATATCAGACATCACTTCTTGAACCAGTGTGAGTTCGCCAGAAAGTTCTTCTAGTTTCAAATTAATCTGAGATAGACCCTCGGTATATTCAGACTTTTTGTTTCTTTTATCTTCAATCATATCCTCTCGGTGATCATCTTCTATATGTTGATGACACGTTGGACAATTTTGATTGTCGGTATAGAACCTTATGTCTTTTTCTGTTGTTTGAATATTCTTATCGATACTATCCTTGAGTTTATTGATTTTACTCAGAGAAGATACCACCGAATCTTTATTGGTTATCTGATTTTTAAGTTCATCAATTTCAACTCCAATAGAACTCATAGAGTTGCTTACTTCGTGCGCCTCACTGATAATCGTTTTGATGTCTTCTTTAATTTCATTAATGGACTCTTGACTCTTATCCTGTATCTTCTTGATGTGATTGTGCTGTATATCGATTTTTTCTTTCGCAATACTAATTTCATATCCCAGTTCTCTTTCTTCTTCTTTTAGAGTTAAAACTCTCGTCTTTAGAATTCCATTCATCAGAGAGAAAACATTAATATCAAGAATGTCTTCAATGACACTTCTTCTATCGGCGGCAGTTAATTGCATAAACGGAACAAACGAAGAACTACCAAGAATCACCACTTGGGTGAATGACTTATAGTTCATCTTGAGAATCTGTTCCTCAAGCATTCGCTGGTAATCTTTGGACTTTGCAGACTGGTCAATCAACTTTCCATCCTTGAATATCTCAAAGATCTTTGGTTTTAGTCCACGACGAATTGTATATTCATCTGTTCCAATAAGAAAATCAACCTCGACCATGCAGTCCTTCTGATTTACACTGTTAGTCAACTGAGGAATATTGATTTTTCTAAACGGTTTACCAAACAAAGCAAAGGTAATAGAGTCCAACAAAGCAAACGATTTACCGTGTCCGTTGTTTCCAGACACGAGAACAAAGTTATGTTTATCTAAATTTATTTCTGTTTCATTGTTACCGAAAGACCCGAAGTTTCGGAACCTAACGGTTTTAAAATTTATCATACTGCAACTTCCTCTGTTATCGACCACCAATCTGGTACAAGTTGATTGGTCCATTTGGCAAACCCACTCTTTTCACCCATGTAATAATTTTGATAGGCCTTTGGTGCATTTCCTTCTACCTTGTATTCATCGGGCATTGCCTGTGCAAATTCGGTAAGATGAAATCCGTAGAGTGTCTTGGGATAATTATGAATAAACCAATTTACTAGTCCTTCGGTTTTATGTGTTCTGTTGTATCGATGTGTATATTCTCGGCACAAGTGCAGTGCATGAGAAGCCAACCAACAGTAATTCCCGAGAGATTGTCTAGTCCATATAGTACACGGATGATTCAACATAACAGACTTGAACAATTTCATTTCAGAGTCAACTCTGTCGGTATCATGTGTCCATCGTTTGATTCGACGACCATTCTTACTATATGAAATATATTCGTTACCATCTAGATAACGATGAACAGTCGAAAGCATTTGAGCTGATTCGACAATCATTTTTACAACGTGCTTATCACACATCATCTCTGCTGAGATTTTAGGATCTTTGTCCAGTACAAAGATATTCATAACGAAAGACTCTCCATATAAAGTTCACGCATTAACGATTTGATTCTTGATTTTTGATCATCAGGAACATTAGTCATAGTATCTACTTCATCATTGATAATTGAAACAGTGTCTTTGGATATGTCCAAAGAATCTTCTTCGGTGTCATCGACACCCATGTCCTCAATGACTGTTAGATTTGCAACCTTCACATCATACAACTTATCCAAGAACTTGTCAAACAGATACGGATTATTTTTCTCAAAAACATACACCTTAACATATGAGTTTTCGTACTTAGAATAATCACGTTCCAACATATCCTCGTCTTCTTCATATGTAATCGCGTGAAAGACGTTCACGGGGTTCTCAACGAACCTCAGATCTCTCGTCTCGGTATCCAATACATGGAAACCTTTCTTGACGTTTAGATCACTGAAGGTTAATTGATATTGCGTACCAAGATAGTGAACATTATTCTTACTGTACTTCGAATGAAAGTGTCCAGACAGAACCATTTCGCATCTGCTAAACAGTTTATCCTTCAATCCACCATCATACTTAACCCCACGCATAACTTCATAACCATCTAGTTCAAAATGACCAGCCATAATAGGGCAGGTCGAGTTCTTGATGAAGTCAATACATTGTTCGGTGTTGTTCTTGTTTATCCAAGGGACCATACCAATACACAACCCACCAAACTCTAGTTCGATCGGATCTTCATACAGATGAAAATTATCAGTGTCAGAAAACAACTCACGAATAGAATTGATTCTGTTTGTGTTTCTGTAGTATGTGTCATGGTTTCCAAGAATACAGTGTACTTGTATTCCATACTCGTTAATCTTATCAATAAATCGAGTGCGTACCTGCGATAGAGTATTAAAGTTCACGAACTTTCGGCGATCAAGGAAATCTCCAAGATGCAAAACCGTTGTGATGTTGTTCTCTTTACAGTACGGGAAAAACTGTTCTTCAAAAAACTTGAATGACTGATCCAAAAACAACTGTGAATCATTTCTTGCACCGAAGTGCGTATCATTTATTATGGCAAGTTTCAATTTCAATCCTCAAAAAGTTTTCCTAATGTACCACCGTCTGTGGTTTCTTCAGTTTTCTTTTTCTTCTTCTTTGGTTTGTATTTTTCTAGGTCGTTATCTGAGAGTTTGAAATAGTCAGCATAAGGATTCTTTGAACTGGGGTCTACTAATTCGTTATCATTTGCCCACTTGGTAAACTTGTTCTCATGATCTAACTTTTCCATCATCATATACTTAACGTATATTTGTTTCTTTTCTTTTTCTATTCTGCGGATGAAAGCATAATAGATCATCTGAGTAAAATATGAAAATGGATTCTTAGATTTCTCTGGGTTGAAGTTGTGTGCATACATTAAACAATTTTCAATCGCATCGCCAATCATCTCATCTCGGAATGGGTAATTCATGAAATTGGGTTTATACGAAAGTCGTTCAGCAATCTTCATGAAGCACTCACCCATGTAGTGAGTTGCAGGAGGCTTGGGATCTCCAAGTTCTTCTGCTTGGTTTATATCATTTTTCCACTTTACCATCTCTTGAAAGAAAGCCTCATTATCTATGTAATGATCTCCCTTTGTTGTTTTTCTTTTAGCCATAATGTTGTTCCCTTGAATTCATAAGTAAGTATACCTCATAAAACGAATTGTGTCAACCTTATAAAACATTTTTTAGATTTTCTGCTTGACAGGTTTTAAATCCGGGTTACACTATGTGTGCTAAGAAAGAAAGGGGAAGCTCTAGAGCCTATAGAGCATTCACCCAGTATAGTCTTCAGCATCCCCAGACCAATCTGACCAGTCGTTTCCCCAATCGGGTTCTTCTTTACTTCGATCGGTTTTTTCTTCTTCATCAAAATCAAAATCGTCCAGAGGTATTTCATCATCGAGTCCCATACCCATCTCGTCGAAGAATCCTTCTTCCATCATTTTTTCAAACATCTTTTTAGACATCGCAAAATTCATCATGATCATTTCCTCCTCATTTGTAGGAGGTTTTATTTTATCTTTAAGGTTTTCGGTGGACATATCAATACCAAGTTGTTTGTAGAGATCTTCTAGTATACTGTTTGGATCTATGGGATCAATACCCAAAGAAGCAATCTCATCTTCCTTTAACTTTTTTGATTCGTACTGATCTATAATTTTTTGATTTGGTTTAATCGTTGTAACGATAAAATCAGTTGGAATGTCGCAGGTAAGTTCTTCACTGTTGTTCATCCAATCACGAAGAACCCACATCTCTTTTTTAATTTCACCGGTAATCGGATCGTGCATTGTAGTCAACTTCATTTGCATGGGTCGATCTAGGACAATCTTTTTTGCACCAACTTGATTTACAATACTGATTAGTTCTTCACCTGAACGAAGCTTTAGTATTTTGTATTCAACCATTGGATTCTCCTATAGTTTTATCTTAATCGTCTTAAAAATAAATTCTTCTATCTTATATAGTTTGATTCGCTCGAAGAAATGACGAAGAGTGTGATTCATTTTCTTTTTCCACTGAAGATTATCTCCGATATCAAACAGTTTAGCGACTGACTTACTTTCGTGTTTCCTTAATTGCCTTCCGATTGATTGAAGAATTCGAATGCGAGACTTAGAAGGAGAGGCGAAAATAATGTTATGAAGGTTCTTGATGTTGATACCAGTTGAGAATGTTCCATAAGAAGCCACGATAACCGCGTCCTTTTGTTTCTCGGCGAGGCCACGGACACGTTCACGGTCGTCTGTCTCTACGCCACCATGAATAAGAAACACTTTCTTATGCTGGTTCTCTAACTTGATTTTCTCATACAGTTGTTTTCCGTGGTTCTCTACGAACTGAAACAACACCAATGTATTTCCCTTCGTTGTCCCTGCAAGAGTAGAGATGAATTTGTTTCTTCTGTCATTTGTAATTAACCACTTCATCTCGTCTTGATACTTCAATGTTTTTACTAACTTCTTGTCTTCGTCATCGTAGTCTAAAAGGATGCAGTCGATTTCCAATTTGGATAGGATGTCCTTCTCCATCAGTTCTTTCGTGGTGGTTACATCTTTTACTGGACCAAAGAGTCCTTCGATGACTAACTTGTGAGTAAGGGCTCCGTCGAGTGTACCGGTAGTTCCAATCCTATACTTGGCGTTCTTTAGTTTCGACATGATGGAAGTCAGAGACTTGGCTTTGAACAAGTGACACTCATCACCAAAGGCAATTTCGAAGTCCTCGAAGTATTTTGCCGGTAATTTGTACAAACTCTGCCACGTAGATATAACGATCTTTTTATCGGTGGATTTATCTTGTCCCGCATAGATCTTATGA